ATAAAGAAGGTAAAGCAGTAAAATTAGTAGACAGAATGGAGTTCAGTTTAAATAACTTTACAGTTGCCAAAGATTGGGACAAATAATGAAAGAAGTAAGTTTTACATTTGGAAGATTTAATCCACCAACAACAGGTCATCAGTTACTTGTAAATAAACTCGCAAAATTGGGTGGTGATAAACTTCTATTCACATCACACTCTAACGATAAGTTAAAGAATCCACTTAATCACAAACAAAAGATATCATTTCTGAGAAAGTTCTTTGGTAAAAAAGTTGGTGTGCCTGATGTCAGTGCAAGAACAGTATTCGATATCGCAAACGAATTACAAAATCAAGGTTACGAAAAAATCAATATGATGGTCGGCTCAGATAGAATCAGAGAGTTTGATAATTTACTCAAAAAATACAATGGTGTAAAAGCAAGACATGGGTTTTATGACTTTAAAGAGATTAATGTAGTATCTGCAGGAGAACGTGACCCAGATTCAGATGACGTTTCAGGAATGTCAGCATCTAAGATGAGAGCATATGCAGAAAAGAATGACTTTGATAATTTCAAAGAAGGTGTTCCTACTCGTAGTAATGCAGATAAACTCAAACTATTCAAAGCAGTTAAAAAAGGTATGGGTATAGTCGAAGAGACTTTACCTAATTACATGATTGAAGATTTAATCACTGAAGGTGTATATGACCCTGGTATTTTCAAAGCAGTATTTCTATCAGGTGGACCAGGAAGTGGTAAATCTACAGTTGTTAAAGAATTAGGTTTAAAGGCATTAGGTCTCAAAATTGTGAATACAGATAAGGCATTTGAAAACGGTTTAAAGAAAGCAGGTCTTTCACTTGATTTGAGGGGTGCAGACTTTACAAAGGTAGACCCAATTCGTGCAAAAGCAAAAAGTATTACTGCAAAGAACATGGACGATTACATTGGAGGTAGACTTGGAATGATTTTTGACACCACCTCATCAGATGCAAGTAAAATAAAGAAATACAAAAAATTACTTGATACAATTGGATATGAAAGTAAAATGGTATATGTTAACACAAGTTTAGATAATGCTCAAAAAAGAAATGAATCTAGACCAAGAAAATTACCACCCGAAATTGTAAAGAAAGATTGGGACAAAGCACAAAAGAACGTAGCAACATTTAGAAGCATATTTAAAAAAGATTTTGTAGAAGTTATGAATGATGATGACTTAGATACATTGGTAAAAAAAGCAAACAAACTTTACAGCAAATTACTTACATGGTCTTCAGCATTTCCTGGCAACAAACTTGCTACTAAATGGAAAGAGCAACAGTTACTAAGTAAAAAATCATAAATAGTATCATGGACTTACTAAAGAAAATATTAGAAACTAAAAAGGTCGCACAAGATAAAGATATCAAAGACCGTGAGGGAACTCAACCTTCAAAATATTTCTCAGGTGTAAGTAAAAAATCAAAAGCAGCCAGAGATGCACACTTCAAAAAAGGTGCTAAGATGGACGATGATAATCCTGCGGCATACAAACCAGCACCAGGTGATGCTGGTGCAGAGACTAAACCATCTCAACACACTAAGAAATTCAAACAGATGTATGGCGAGAACTTAGAAGAAGGCAAACTCGTAGCACCTGCTCATCAAATTATTAGAACAGTCGCAAAAGAAATTCAAAAGAAAATGGAGACTCTGTATTCTAAGAGACCTTCTGATGGTGTAAGTCTTATCAATCAAATGGCACGAATGGTCGGAATGACTGTATCAGACAAAAAACAAAAGAAAGGAACTCTATTCTTAAGAATGGGAGATGAGTTAGCAGAAGCAAAACTCGATAAGAAAAAGGTTCAACAAAAACTATCTAAAATAAAAGGTCTCACAAAAGACCAACTTGCAACTCTATCTGCAATGAGTCCAAGCACATTACAAATCATAATCAATCAATTATCTACACTCGTTATGGGTGAAGACATCGATGAGTCACTCGAAGAAAGATTTGCAGATAAACAGAGAGAAAAAACTAAGTCTCAACAGAAAGCACATCAAAAGGCAATGATGAAAATTGCAAGAAAATCTATTAAAGATTATGATAAAAGAAACGGAAAATCTGAAGACGTTGAGGAAGAAAGAGATTACAAAAAAGAGTATGAGAATTATCACTCTAAACCTGAACAAATCAAAAGACGTGCAAAAAGAAATGAAGCACGTAGAAGTCTAAAGAATTTTAAAGATATCAAGGGTAAAGATGTCCATCATAAAGATAATAACCCTATGAACAACGACAAATCGAATCTATCAATCGTATCACAAAACTACAATAGAAAAGAACCAAGACTGAGAGAGTCTACAAAAGAATATGGTAAATCACTCAGAAAGATTGCATTAGACAGACAACTCAAAAATATTTCAAAAAAAGACAAAGCAACATTACTTAAGATAGCAGATTTACTCGCAAAAGAAAAGAAATGAAAACATTTAAAGAACAAGCAATTGATACAATATTAGACGAGATTGTAGAATCTGGTGTATCACTATATGATAATCCATATAGAGTTGGTTCTCAAATGTACTATGAAGTATTCAAAGAAGCAAGAAACAGACTTTTAGAAGGTAAACTACGTTTATCTGAAATCAACAGAGAGATATTAGAAACAGACATAGGTGAATACGATATCTATGAAAACGAACTTGTACCATTGGATTCACCAATGATGCAAATAGTAGAAGAAGATGAGCCAGAGCTCGACAAACCTAAGGCAGGTGGTCCGAAGAAATATTACGTTTATGTTCGTGACCCGTCAACAAAAAACATTAAGAAAGTCACTTTTGGTGATACTACAGGTTTGAAAGTTAAGTTTGATGACCCAAGTGCAAGAGCATCATTTGTTTCACGTCATAATTGTGATACAGCAAATGATAAAACCTCTGCAAGTTATTGGTCATGCAGACTCCCAAGATTTGCTAAACAAGTAGGTCTATCTGGCGGTGGAAGTTTTTTTTGGTAATATAAAAGGAGTATATAATGAGTAATGTGATAAGTGAATATATGGGTGATGAGCGAAGAGCAATCATCAGAAAAGCACAAGAGGGATTCGAAGTTGATTTATATCTAGACCAACTTCTTGTTGAAACACGTAAAGTACACAATCATTCTGAGTCTTATGCAGAAGATGTAGCAGAGAATTACGTGCTAAAAATGTTTGATGCAGGCGAAAAAGAAGGTAGTTTTTATGGTTATAATCAAAAAACCGATAATTACGACCCCGAAGTAGATGACTAAACCTTATACAGAGCAATATCTTACAAAACATGGTACAGATGAGCAATATATAATAAGAACGTTTGATAAAGACGTTTTGGAAGAAGAACTTGTCTGGCACCGTGATAGTAGGGCAAGAAAAGTTACACCCCTAACTGCTAACGGATGGAAATACCAATTAGAAGACTGTTTACCACATGAATTTAAAGAAGGTATGGAAATAACCATACCTAAAAAAATGTATCATAGAGTCATAAAGGGTAATGGCAACCTAGTAGTAAGAATAATGGAAATATAAATAATAGACTATGAGTTACAAATCAGAAAATTGGAGAGATAAACTCGAAGAAGTACGTAATCATATTACTTTAAGAGAAGGTAGTGTGGAAAAAAGTGCGGACGAGATTTTAGATGAAGAAATCGAGCAAGAGTTACAATCTTTTGAAGAAGAAGTAATACTAGAAGCATCTGCTGGAGAAATGATTGATAAATTATTCAATCTAAAAGGCGATAAAGATGCAGGTTATGGTGTCGCAAAGATGCTAAACATGACTGGTGTTAAAGTTGTTCAAGGTATGCAGAAACAAAATCCATCTGGATTTCTAAAAACTGTAAAATCACTCGGTAAAGATAACAAAATCAAACTTGCTACAAACAATGCATTAATGAAAATGTTCAAAGATGCTGGTGTAAAACCACTCAAAGACGAAGTCGAAATCGAAGAAACTCCAGTAGTAGAAGAAGAAGTAACAGTAGAAAAAACAGTTGAGAAACTAACAGAAAGAAACATGTTAGGTAGACTTGCAAAACAATTAAAACTCAATGAAGAAGGTAAACAAAAGATGTTTGACTACTTCGAAAAAGGGGAACTCAAACAATGACAAATGA